AATGAGAATACTGTAGAAGAGTTTGCTCATACGTTGGCTAAGTATGCTCCTCGAGTGCGTGGATTTACTTGCTATCCAGATGGGGCAAGAGGTGGTCAGCCACTTACATCTGTTCCTTACCAAGAAGCAGTGGAAAAACTAGGTGAGGAATTTGATGAACATGTGGAGACACACGACATCTGTGATATAAGTGGAACAGGTGGTTCATGTGGAGTATAAACCCTTATTTTTAACAAAAAAACCTCTAAGTCACTTGACCTAGAGGCTATATTATTTTATATTATTACTTGAACGATTAGTCACCGTTCTAGTTGGTAAAACCTCTGATTGTGTTATTTCCTATAGTTACAGTCAGAGGTTTTCTTTATTCTGTGGTAGGGATTCCAAGTGCATCTGTAATAACAGGAACTGCATCACTTACACTAGTAAAACCACTTTCTATAAAATCGGGTGTAACTTTACTAGCTATACCAGATCCCACATCTTTAATGGCATCTGACCTGTTTTCGGAATCATCATCTAAATCAGTTTTAATAATACCTCCAAATAGATATCTGACCATTAATTGCTCAAGCAAAGGATCTTTAGGGTTACTATTAAAGCGTCGTGCTAACTCAAGGAAGTAATCTGGATCAGCATATAACTGTGCAGTAACTTCAGCGGCAAGTTGATTAGTGTCATACTTGTTAATTACTCCTGATCCCAAAGCTTTTAACTTTGTACCAGTGCGGCTCAATGGGCCAATAAAAGTATATATTAATCTATTAGTTGCGGTCTGAGCATTAGCGTTAAAGTTGGTTGCTGATTGGGAAGGATTAGGAGTAGCTCGTTTATTGATAGCCGCATCTCTAGCGAAGTCTAAAGTATTTTCTAAAGCTTCTACCCACTCAGGAGAATCTTTATATATTTTTCTTGCGAGAGCCATAACTTGAGGTGTTCGGACATCCTCTAGAATTTTATCAGCTTGTGCTACACTAAGTTCTTTTCCACCTGTTAAGTTTCTTGCAGCGGTAAATATTTTATCATCAATGAACTTATTAAAAGATAGCTTCAAACCATCCATAACTATCTCGCCTTCCGACTTAGCGTAGTTACCTTTAGGTAAAGCATCTATCTCAGCCATGAGATCATCTAGACGGTTAACGGCTTGTGGATCTCTAAAGATAGTAGCAAAGTTTTCATAAGGATTAGATGTTGGCCTTATCTCACTACCAGCCGCAATCTCCGAAGCTTTAGGAGTACCTTTATTATCCCAAAATTTACTTAATATAGAGTCATATAGTTTTGACTTTGCTACTGTAGCATTCTCACTAGCCGTAGCTAGTTTGGTTTCCAAATCTGTAGAAGATCCTTTTACCGCTTCAAGCTCATCAATAAACTTTCTAATAGACGCAGTCTTTTCCGGAAATACTTTTGATACAACGGTTGCATGTTTATTAAGTTGATTCAGCATTGCCTCAACATCAACCGCTTTCATACCACCAGTTCTTACTTTTGAATGAAAATTCTGAATAACATCAAACATCATGTAATCAAACAAAAGATCTGGATTTCCTAGCTGTTCTCCGTTCAGGTTTTTACCCAATAAGTCAGCTACATTCTGGAATATATCTTCATTACCAGAACCAAGAACTTCGCCATTAACTAGGGTATTTAATTTTTCATTGTACTCTCTTACACCAAACTCTTTACCAGTAGCCTTTGCGGTTAGGTTTGTACCAGGAGTTCTTCCTATTGTTGAGTCATAAAGATTAGCATATCGCGCTAGAACACTGTCTCCACCAAAGAAGTCTGCATAGTTATTTTGATAAAATGATTTAGCTGCATCAGCCGCTTCTTTTAATCCAGCATCACTTTGAGCCGCAAAATCTAATGCATCATTATCTATATAGCTAATAAACTCTCTCATTACCCGACCAGCGGCTTTTGACTCTGGAGTACTAGCAGAGAACAAGTCACTTGCAGCGCGAGAGATTGCAGGTCTTATATCAGTGTATAAATCTCCAAAGGTTAAACCTTCTCCTTCAATAAAGTCAGCCATAAGCTTTTTAACGGCTGCGTCTGGATCACCGCCTACAATTGAATCAATTTCATCTAACCTATTCTGTAGAGCTTCTTTATTTTTACTCTTAGGGTTAGCCAGTTTTGCGGATATGCTGTCTGCCTCTTTTAGTAAATTATCCACTTGTGCTTTAGTAGATTTAAACTTGTTCATAAAATTACCAAACATTGATTTTGGAGGTAATCCAAGTCTGGCGGGATCAAAATAAGAGGGATCTAATGACTCTAAAGTTTCTACTAGACCTTCAGAGTCTACTGCACCGCCTTCTACTTCCCTATAAAGACGATCTTTTTCATTCTTAATAGCTTCATATGCATTTCTTACATCCGACTTTATAGTGCCTACGCCTTCAAGTTGTACATCTGCTAATTCGTCAGGGTACTTTTTCTGGAGTTCTTCTAGTGCAGCCATCATTTCAATATCATCTGCACGATTAGCTAGTACGGCATCTACATCTGCATCAAACTTTGCTTGCGCTGCTTCAAGTCCACCTTGAGCTTCATCCACAACTCGTCTGCTTTGGTTGACTACAACATCAGCCGCGTCTTGCATAACCGCCTGATCCGCTGGTAAAACTTGTGGATTAACTTGAGTAACAACTGTACCTTCACCTCCTCCAAGAGCTTGTCTTTGGGCGGCTAGATCGTCTTGTATTGCATTTACTGGCGCATTGACTTGGTCATTTAATGTCGTTGAAGTACCATCGGTCATTTGAATGGGTGTAGTACCAGATTCGTTAACTACTCCAGCCCTATTGCCGCGAAGATTAGAAGGGTTTAGATTTTCTGAATTTCCCCTAAGTAAGGCAGTAACTGTATCAAATGTCTGAGGTCTTTCTTTTTCTAAATCAGCCAAGCTCCTAACAATAACTTCTTTATTATTTTTAACTATTTCAGCTATTTCTGCCTGAACAGCAGCAACTTCTTGGGGTGTTGATTTACTAGTTAAACCCCCTAAAGATATAGATACTTTTTGATAGATTTCTCGTTCAACGGCAGGTCTGCCTCTGAACATATCAACAATTCCCTTACCCAAGAAATCATATGCCGCCATGCCGCCAGCTTTAACAGTCAATGCGGCCCCAGTAAACGCTCCCCCAAGTATCATACCTTCCATAAAAGTATTCATTCGGTGAGCAATTAGTTTACCTTTTTCATCTTCAGCCAACCCCATGTCTTCGGGTCCAAAGTCTAACCATAAAGTTCCTTCGTCCGTACCTGTAGTAGCAGTAGCAGCTACTTCACCAGACACTGCTGAAGCCATGCCTCTGAGTATTGTTGGTGCGTGTTTAAGGCTTTTAAATACTAAAGCCCCAGTACCTCCTCCAGCTAACAACGCTGGAAAACCATCTGCTACGATTGCATCAATTATGCTATCTCCAGTTTCTACTCGAACACTATCTTTCTGAAACGCACCTAATCTATCATTAGTATCTATACCTACAAGCTCACCAAAAAAATCAACTCCAGAGGCCACTAACTCCAAGGCATCATAGCCACTTTCTCTAGTTCCTAAGTAAGCCACACTGGTGAGGGGTACTTTTGCTCTTATATCTTCAAAGTTAAAATCATTAAAAGGCCAGAGACTTTTAGCAACATCCCATGTGCGAGGCTCTGGTCTAGGAACAAAAGTTTTTTTACCATCTTTATCTGTATATACTAAACTTCCAAAATTAAATGAGAATGGTGAATCTGGATCATCTACGGTAGCTGCATATTCTGTAAATTTATTATTCGCTTCTACATAACTCATATCGTCATATGAAGATGTAGAGAAACCTTCTTGTTCGATATTTTCTTCTGAAGTTTCATCTTTAGATGATGTATCTACCCCAGACAAATTCATAGACTTGCCGTTAACTACAGTATCAGGGTAGGGGATTACAGGCTCTTCTTTTTCCTCTGGAAGGAAGGAGTCTGCTACAGATTGAATACCTGTATCATCATTATCTTCGTCTTTTTCATCTTCTAAGTCAGGTAAAAAAGAGTCAGCAATAGCTTGTATATCTAGTTCTTCATTTTCCATTCAAAATGGCTCCAATTAATTATTGGGTTTTCCGTAAGTATCTCTAAGACCTTTTTCTATAGCCTCTAAAATAACAGGGTCAGTTACTTTCTTTTTAATAGAATTCATAGCAGAACTAAATTTGTCCTCTAAGGGAATATAATTATACTCCTCCTTATTAAAAAATCCGCTATAGTTAGTGATGTATTTATTTATATTTTCAGATTGTTGTTCAATAACGTCTGGTCTACGGCTAGGTTCTTCTCCAGCGAGTTGTTGAGAGAACATAGATTTAAATTTAGCTTTATCTTCCCTAAATTCTAAACCCTCTAAAATAGTGCCATAAATAGGTTTACCTATACCTGTAGAATTAATAATTTCTGTTTCGCCACCCACCTTCAGGATGCTTTCAGAAAAACCTTTTCGTCTTATTTCTGCATTAGTGACTTCTGATATTAGTAGCTCATCTAAAATTCCAACCAGTTTCTCAGGATTTGTTACTCCCTGTCCAAGAGTAGCAAGAATTGATTTTAGCTCTCTATCTGAAAGGGCTTGGCCTACAGAGCCTCGCATCTTAGCAATAGCATATGCGGTAGCTAATGTCTTTTGTGCTACTACTTTGTCCTTACCAGACAGGTTACCCAGAGATTCTAAGAACTCACTTTCAACTTGTTTATAGTTTCCAACATTCCCCTCGCTATCTACTGTAAAAATAGTTTTAGCTGCATCTCCAGCCGCTATAATTTTATCGGCTAACTGACCTAAAGCATTTGTAAAGGGGTTAAGAGCTTCTTTGCCTTCAGTAGCTACATAATCCTGTAGGTCTATAATAGTAGCGACGGCAACTGTGGACTCTGTGATTGTGGTATTAGCTTGTGACACTTCATCATTATAAACTTTTATAATAAGTTCGGCTTCATCAGTGGTATAAAAAACGCTATTCTTTATAGTATCTTCGTCTAATGGCTCACCCTCAGTATTGGTAAATATATAGCCACCTGCACCATCCGGTTTTCTAGTGACTGTACCCCCAAGAACTTTAAAGTTCATTAAACCAGTTTCAGGGTCTAGATTGTAGCGTTTAAGTTGTATTTCAGAGCCTGTAGCCGCTGCAAGTTTAGCATCACTTTTAGCTTTAGCCAGTGTAGCAAACTTTTCTTTCTGAGTTTTGAGTATGCCTTCTAATTTAGCCTTTTGACCGTCGTAAATCTCTGGCATAGCTTCCAGTTCACCTTCGGCTGCAGTAATCTTATCTACGCTATCAAGATTTTGTAAGAATTCTTGGTCAAAGGCGCTTATTAATGTAGTGCCTATCTGATTAATTCTTTCTATAGCCTTTGTCTTACCAGAGCTATCAGGTAAGGCGTTTGCTGCAGCTATTGCATTCCTGAAAGACTTCATATCAGTAACCGCTGGTAGTTTAGCAAATATCTCATCATCTGTTTGATAATTTATAGAAGACAGTTCATTTTCTAATGCTGCCCTTCTTTCATCGCTAATGTTTCCAGAATTAAGTTCGGATACAATTTCTCTTTCTTCCATAGCACTAGGTTTCTTAGGACGTTTACCTAAAGTTATAGAAGGATCTGTACCTTCAATACCAATCTCTTGCATCTGTAGGGAAGCTGGATCTGGTTGTCCTGTATTCTGTGCAGCCAAGTCACCTGCAAGATCATTTATCTCTTGCTCAGTATATTCACCTGACTCAATCACTGCTTTATTTTCAGGATTATTAAGAATCAGTTGTTTATTCTTCTCAATAGCTTCCTCTCTAGCCCTCATTTCTGGGGGCAAGCTTCCCTGTATTTGATTAAGAGGAACATCTGCTCTACCCTGATCATATTTAATGTATTCATCGAAGTATGTTTGAAATTTACCAGCGTCTGTGAAGTTTCCTGATTTAGCTATAGTCATTAATTGTTTATTAATTTCAGGGGTAGGCGTTATATTATTTTGTGCTATTACCAAGCTTACCATGTCCTGTCTTGCAGCATCAGCCTTATCTAGCTCCCTCTGCCTATCAGCAGCTTCCTTTTCTTCCCTTGCTACCCTAGCTCTCTCTTCTCTTTCTTCCTGAATCCTCGCAGCTTCTTGCCGTTCAATACCTCTAACAAAAGGTTTCATAAACGCATCTGCATAGTTACGTTTTTGTTTGAAATCGCCTCTAGCTAGACCAGCGCGGATTTTACCTGCTTCAGTTTGCCAACCCATCTTATACAGGCTCCTCTTCTAACTCTTCTTCTGGATCTTCTTCTACTTGCCCAAGCATCTCAGCTTGTTCTTCTGCAGGTGCAGCCCCAGTATTCTGAGGCATAGACATTAGACCCATCATCTGTTCTTGAGTGATTTCGTTAGGACCAGCTTCTTCTCTTAAAGCCTTAATTTCTTCTGACTCTTCTTCCGGTTGTTCTACTATTCCAAGAGCGGCTTTTAGTAGCGTAGGGGTGAGAACCATACGATCAGCTTTCTCAACACCCATCTCATGTTTAATTCCGGAATTATTAGCTTTTATCTCAATATATCGTGCTAGAGGACCAGCCATTAACATAGCCAGATCTATAGAGAATTTACCCTTAGATATGCCTTGAAGGAGTAGGGTGCTTACTACCGTTGCTACATGAGCATCAATCTGTAGCATTGCAAATACTAATTCTATTTGCTCTGGCTCATCTATCTTATCTAGCATGTAAGAAACAGCTTCATCATAATCAACAAGATCCGGTGGTCTGTGCCAAGGGTAATTCTTAGTATCTGTTAGATAGTTTTCGCCTGGAATTGGTCCTTCAAACTTCATCTATATCATCCTCTTTCTTGACTTCAGGCTCATTCTTTAATTCTTCTTCAAGCTCATTGAAGTACTCAGGGGTGTAAATAAGTTCGCCTTCTTTAAGTTCCATCAAGCTTTCGGGAACTTTACCGTCTAAGAAGTTAGCGATTGACTTTTTAATTGCACTAGTGAAGTCCATTGTGTACCGCCTTATAGTCTACCATTAGATAGCCGCTATCATGTTTAGAGATTGCTTCTGGGTGAGTTTTCATAAGGTCTTGGGCTATAAAACCAGTAGTATGGTTTTGGTCTGCACCCAACCGAAGACCTTCATCATTCCATTGCCATGAATATATGTTGATACCATTTATAGTATCTATCTTACGAACATTCTTTTTAAGCCTAACATCACTGAGGCCTTTAATAAAATCTACTATGAATTTTGATCCTGTGCCTGTACCTGCAAACGCGCCACCAATACCAAGAGCTAATTCCCACCAGCTAGAGCCGCCTTGTTGTTGTGCTTGGGCCGATAGTTGAGATCCTAACAAGGTAACTGTGCGATTAGCATCCCCTTCTTCTTTGCGAAATATAAAGTCTAGTAAGCTATCTGTACGATCCCACAACTGGTTCATACCTTCTGTAGCTAAGTCTAACGAGTTTTTTACATCTGAACTTATAGCATCGACGGTTGCTTGGAATTGTTTTACAGTAACTTCCTGTCTCCATTTCGCATTAGCTGTATCAATATTATACTGCATGGTTGAGTAGAACCGCGCTCTAGCGTCTTCTAACTCTGCATTAAACTCTCTAGTATCGTTAATCTCGCCAGCGTTAAACCTCTTCATAGCATTAATCTCAGAAGAGTTGTGTTTCTCCACTGCTACATTAAGCTCATCGTAAAACTTATTGAAATCATTTGTTTGTTCTGCAGTAAATAGGCGCTGGGCATTAATGATCTTACTGTCCTCAAACAAAGCTTGAGTCTTAGCCTGTTTATTTATTACTTCTGCCTGTTGCTCATTAGTTAAGTTCTTTAAGTCCATCTCTAAGAAAGACTTAGCATTCTGTACTGCAGCCGCCTGTCGTGCGCCTAAGTTAGCTACCTCAAAGCGAGATAGTATGTTTGCTTTATTAATAATAGCTTGCTGGCGGTTGTCTAAGTTCTTTGTTGTAAGTGTCTGAAAAAAGGAAGCTTCTTTCTCTGCTATCCCTAGAGTAGCTTCCATAATAGCTGTAGCCATTGCAGAGGTCTGGGCTGATCCACTAATACCATCAAAAGCCATAGTCTGTGCTACTGATCTAGCCATCTTCTGCGCCCATTTTGGTATCACAGCTTGACCCTGATCGTTTACAAATTGCTCAGAGATGATTTTCATCTGCCCAGCTATTGTAGCTTTTTCGTCTACATAGTTACCTTCGCCCAGCGCCTTGGCTAAATTCTTACCGCTTACTGTAGAAGTATCGATGATAGAGCTAAATTTTTGTGTGGCATAATCATTAGCTGCTACACCAGTGTAGTTAATTGTACCATCTGCATTTACGCCAGTAGCTGCACCTTGCATATCAGTGACTATAGTTGAAGCATCTACTAGATTGTCATCGTCTATTGTTCCGGTAGCTGCGTTAACATCAAAAGAAGCATCCATCTTATCAAGGTTTGTACTAGCCTCATAAGTCACTGGGGTTGCTGCTGTAACGGATTTAACTGTAGATGCTTCTCCTGCAGTGGCAGTTTCTATATTTAAAGCATCTGCTTCACCAAGAGAGTACTTGGCGTCTGTGCCATCAAGAATAGTACCTTCAGCATTTGCATTTAAGGTTGGAACTAAGTCTTCTATATTTAAGTTTCGGCTCTTAGCCCATGCATTTGGATCATCCACAATTGCTTTAATATCTTCATTTAGCCCATTCTTGAATTTGCTCTAAAGGAGTTTTCTCTGGTTCGCCTTCAGTTTCATCTTCACCTTCGCCATCGTTGGCTGCTTCATACTTCTCTAGTTCACTAACAGAGTCATTGTCTCCTGAGTCTTGGGCTTGGGCTTTATTATATTCATACCCATTTATTGCGGTGATACCTTGTTGTTTTAAAAGCTCTACTTGTTCTGATGTTATTCTTTCACCAGTTTCAGGATGTACTGGTTGTTTTAGAGCATCAACCCACTGACCATTTACTTCAACAACTTCATATGGAAGACCAAGAAAGTTCTTAGCATAGTTTTTAATTGAAGCGTCTTCACCTCCTGCGAATACTTCTAAAGCCTCGCCATTAGCTCCTACAGCCCCCTCTACTTTGCCATCATCAGGACCAATACCATTAATCCAATTAACGACGCCACCAAGTAACTTAGGCATAAAAGTTATTGGAGCTATTATATTTAGAGGAGTGATTCCTGTACTAGAACCACTACTATCATCACCATCGTCATTGTTGTTATTGCTGTTAGGATTGTTTGCGGAGCTATTACCAGTAACAATATTTGATACGGCGGCTATACCAGTTACCTTATTATTAGGATCGTTGTCGTTATCGTAGGTGTCTCCAGGTTGACCTGGACCACCACCGTCAGTCATATCCTTTACAGCATCAAAAATATTCCCATCCTCAGAACCATACCCAAAAATCTTCATTCTATTTTTTCCTTCTCAGCATCACACTGGCGAATACGATCTCGCAGTAGTATGTAATCGGTCACCACCTCTGGAATTGCCTCGTAATCTTCATGCAAAACGTCTAGCTCTGCAGCCAGAATCTCAGTGAAATCTTCTGAGTATTGTTTTATTGGTGGGCAATAAATTTCTAAGTCGGTTCTATAGACCGTTTCCGCGCAGCCGCTTAATGAGACTAGGGCGGTCAGTAATATTATCTTCTTCATGTTCTGAAATAGCCTTGTAAAAATTAGTTTTCTTCTTTGAGGCTTGTAGGTCATCTTTAAGGATCTTATTCTTCTCTTTATTAGCTCCAACAACCTTTCCCATGACGTAAATAACAGGAATAGCCAGAGCCAATGCACCAATGATGTAGGTCTTAATTTTACCAAAGATAAACACTAGTGGATGCCTTCTTTATTATCTTTCCATCTTGCATAAGCAGCCAAAGCTATGCCGCCAATTGCACAGACTAAAAATATAGTCTTCAAGCTATCAGCGTAGGGTAGTAAGCTTTGCATTTGACCTGCTACTTCATTCAAACCTGTAGCTGCACCAGCAATCCCTGCACCAGCCATAGTCTTAGACTTCATTAAACTTTTAGGAGCTTCGGAAGTTACCTTCTGAGGCATATCCGGACCACCTTCATCCGATGGCATCAGAGCATCTCTAGTAAAGATTGCAGCTTCTGCAGCCCTACGTCGAGTTAAACCTTTTAGAGGAGTAAGCTTTCCATCAATCCGACATTTATTCCAGCGCATAATCTGTTCAGGAACTTCGTCGTACAGACCTTTGTTCAATTTTTTCAGCAAAGTTGAGCTGCGAAACGCACCTTCGCCTAAATTGAATATGAACGACACTAGACTGTCATATTGTCCTTGTGAAAGAGGTACTTGTACATACTTCTTAATAGCTTTTGCATGGTCATTGAGGTCTTCAATTAATCGTAATTCGCAGTATTCTTTAGTCCACTTAGTACCAGAGCGCACTCCGCGAGTCGCGCCCCATCCACAAGTATACCGTCCGGCGCTACATCGATATGCGCTAACCATACCGTCTGGTTGTACTCTGTGAAGTCCTTCAAACTTCTTTACTAAATTAATACCATCTTCTGAAATTTTGACAGGGTGCATTAAATGCTCCTTAGTTTTTACTTAAAATATTGGTTGATCTTGTCTAATAAACGGTTGATTTTGTTGGGCAGACATTATCCCTAGTCCATTGGCTGATAGATCCCCAAACTGACTACCTTGTTGGCGGTAGCCCATCGTATCTAATGCCGACATTAGTTGGTTAATGTTCGTTGTTTGCTGTGCAGCAAGCTGACCTTGAGCGTTATAACTATTAGTAATCAGCATGTTTTGCTCATCCAGACCTCTTCGTATTTGATTACCATTTTGGTCAACAGATTGAGTAATTAACTGACCTTGCTCATCAAAGGCGTTTGCCAATGTGGTATATTCTGATCTAATACTTGCGTCTAAGTTAGTACCTTGCGCGGTAAGAATTTGTTTAATGGTATCTAATCTATTTACAAAATCCTGTTGCTGTACATTGTTTGTATCACCTGCAGCCCCACTGGAAATCTGTTTCGCTGTATCTGCAAATGTACCAGTTTGCTGTTGTATATCAGCCTGACCTTTTTGAATATTTGAGGCATTTACCTGCGCTTGAGCCGCATTACGAAAAGCTTCTTGAGAAGCGTCATTCTGTTTGTTTTGTACAGTATCAAATCCACCAGTTACTGTCTTAGCTAGTTCTGCCCTCTGTTGGTCTGCTAGAGTATTTGCCTTTTGCTGATCAGTTCTAAGGCTGTCTAAACCTGTCTGAACTCCACCAACACTGTCTTGAATGGTTGTCTGACCTGCAGATAAGTCTCCGTAATAAGTGGTTGCCTCATCTCGCATGGCATTGAGTATGTCTGACATAGTTGCCTGACCTCCTAATACGGCTGACTGCATATCGGCTACTTGTGTCTTTTGACCTGCAAAGCCCTCACTTACGTCTTGGCCTAAAAGACCTATATTAGTATTGGCAGTGTCTACACCTGTTTGAACACCTGCTACATCAGTCTTTAACCCACCAAGGGCAGTATTAGCGTCTGCTACCCCAGTTTTAACGGTTCCTAAATCTGTAGCTATACCACCTATCTTTGCGGTATCTCCCTTAATTGTTCCTACATCAGTTTTAATGTCTCCAATTTGCTTTGTGTCTTGCCCAATACCTGCTAAATCTAGTCGAATGGCATCTTGATTTTTAGAAGATGCGGCAAAACCTGCGTCCATTGCAGCCGATTTTGCTAAGTTTGAGGTATCAATCGTAGTGTTAGTCACATTAACAGGCTGAAAGTTAGCAAACCCTGAACTAACCTGACTTGAAAGATCGGACTGACCTGCTAGAAGACCTTCTGTATCCCCTTTAACAGTATCTGTTACCGCAACATCTCCACCACCATAGTCTACTGTCTTCGTACCTGAAATCACCTCACCTGTTTCAGCATCTATTGAAGTAGTAGGCATCGTCATTGTACCGCCAGTGGCCTGAACAACGCCACCTTCAGTAGCTGTGCCTAAATTAGCGTTTATAGCACTTCCTGCAGTAACAATCGGGGCAGTAGCGTCAGTGACAATAGTTTGTACTTCGCTTGCAGAAGCCCCATCACCGCCACCTTTGAAAGCTATTAACCCACTATTTCTTGGGTTTAGAAATTTAAAAAATGGGTTGTACAGTGTCATGTTAGATCTCCATATCGAAAACGTAGTATAAGGGTTTGTACTTATTGCCTTGTCTAGAACTCAGGCTCTGCAATCTTCTTTGCCAACCTTTTCGACCCCAGACTTGCATATGGCTGCAGCCGTTCTGTTTAGCAAAATCTTCAAACACCTTATGGTCATGTTCGACTTGTTTTAGTGGTATATTATTGGTGGTGTTTGTAATTATTTGGCAGGTCTTTACCTGACCGTAATTTAAAAATCGTAGTGTAGTGGTGCAGACTATCTTGTTGTCTCTGTCTAGGGTGATGAAAATGAAAATCTTGTTAGCGAGTGCTTGTTTGCACATATCCAAGATTGTGATTTCATTAATGCCGTGATTTAGTGCTTTTTCTATGTCTGCTTCTATAAGATGCCAGACTTTTAAAACTTCATTTGGAGAGAGCAAGACAGTCCGAAACTCAGTGGTTTCTTCTGTCATAAGTACCTTGATTTTATTAATTAATCTACTCAGAATTATACCACTTTAAAGTAAGGTTTGCAAGAGTACATACTACAGAGGGCTAGGGGGTAAAGTTTCATTTGCCAAATCATCTTGATCCACCACTGATGGATAATCTCTGAGTGATTTTCTATACATTTCAATTACAATTTTATGCTCTGGTTGGTAGGGAGCATCTGGTAAAACTGCAAAATCTGATGCTGCTAAAGCAATGTCTCTTTTTGCCCTTACATCATCCATGTCGGTGAATGCCATATTATTTTCCTTTATTTTATGTTAATTAGAAAGGCCAATCAAATACGCTTACCAAACAATAAGCACTACTGTGATTGACTATTTGTATATGTGTAGGGTTTCCCGACCCATCAAATATAACGTCGGGTTGAGCGTATGTTGAAAGATATTGAGAATTTTGTGTTGCATCAATATTTGCAGAATTGGTGATCGTGACATTGCCAGAAGTTTGATCGATTGTAAAAAGAGCAATTCCATAGGTATTTTTGTCAGCCGCTATCAACCTAATAAAAGTATTTCCAGAAACATGCCGTCCTTGGCTGACTATAGAAGTGGTAAATGGAAAAGGTTCTGATCCTGCTACGGTAGACATATCTGTATAAGAAGAATAAGTAGCAAATCTATATTTATATAGGCTCGAATACAGAAAAACATTTCCGTTAGTCATAACATATCCTTCTGCAAGACCAGAAAAATTTGGAATAGGTACATCACCAGTGTTGCCATTGTTATCTGTAGTTCTCAGTCTTTGTTGGTTTGCTGTGTTTTGCCATTCTAGCGCAGAGACAAGCGCAGTCCCAGACATTGGGTACGCAGAGCTATTTGGAACTATGCTACAAGGATAGCTTGTAGAGGTATTAGAACCACCATTAGTGTTAGTATTAGAAGGAAAACTACCAGCATTAAATTGCTGTTTTCTGTAATTATGAACGCTACTACTTTGTGTATACCCACCTGTTAAATACCACCCAGTATCAGCGTCAGTAGGTGTGCTTATAGTAGTGGCATTATAGCCGTGGTCAGCGCCAGAAGAATTGACAGTAATATGCACCCATTGTTTTGTTGAAGGATTAAGATAGGCTTGTGCGTAACCAAACTGGTGGCTACTAGTTGTCCAACCTACATTTCCACCATACGTTACAGCACCAGTGCCATAACAGTGATGAAAATAACAAGTACTAATACTATTACCATTAGTGTTAGTCCATATATTTGTGGGGTTTTGATTTACTGTTATAGCACCAGTTGAAGGGTTTGTATCCCAAGACCAAGCAACCCCTGCCGTGTGATTATTCGTTGCATTTCCTGCTATCCCAATACCACCAAAGGTATTACCTTGAAGACCACCTGTTCTAATGTGTGGAGCTTGGTATGAATAGTACCATTGATTACCCGCTTGCGATGTAAAACCATAAGTGGCTACCCTATTCATTGCCCCCCCACCTGACGAAGCTGCCGTATTTACATATGCTCCTGATGCAGCGGAATATGTTAAAACTTCACCATCTGCAGGTGTAGTAGAAAGTACATTATATGAGGCATAAGCTACTCCCCCCATAGCTGCATGGTTGCCGCAATAGTAGAATAGATTTGCGCTATCTTGCTCAACAATTATCTGAACGTAGGCGTTTGCTGTTCCTGCAGTACCTGAGACTGTTACCCCAGTAGTAAATTCCGTTCCACTACCATGAGTACCGTCTGCTGTTGTTGAAAATTTTAGTGGATGCCCAGAGTTTGTAGCATCTGAAACATCAAAGCGATACATCACTGAGGGCGATAAATTAAGAGCTTGTTGGCTTGTGCCATCCACTACAAACTTACCCCCTGCAACGGTGATTGTAAGTTCAGATATAGAGGATAACCCTGCAGCGGCTGCTTGTACGGCTGCTACTTGCGTAGTACCTGCAGTATTAACGGACGCTACCTGAGTAGTACCTGCAGTGTTAACATTACCTACCTGAGTATCTCCCTCTGCAATAATAGCAGAAACAGTATCTGGTACGTTTAAAGCCTCGACTGCTTTGCCTAAGAACACAAGGTCTTTAGGATCAGTTGTAGATTGCGCTAGTGACTGCGCTTTTGAATCAATCGCTGTTATGAGCGAACTAAAATTTGTATTTGTTGTTGGCATTGTCTAGACCCCTAAATTGAGTAAATTTTCGTCTTCAAGAGCCGTTACCTTTTGGTTTAGGCTTATATCAGAAGTGTTATAATTAGGTTCGTTTACGTTGAAGTCCGAAGCAGAGGCTGAACCTTGAACCTCTGCGAGTGAGATTTTGCTGTCTCTCATTAAGTCAGCTAGTAATCTTGCTTTAGACATAAGTGTTTTCCTATTAAATTATTAAGCCAAGATGCATAATAGCACCCTAATTTTGTATTCTTACAGACATCCACTGCCCTTGGTTATAGCTAGACATGTAATGTACATCTCCTATGCTTACGTAGGCATTACCTAAAGGACTTGCGTAATGTATTGCGCTATCTCCTGCTTGAATAGAACTACTTGAATCTACATACATACTTCCGAAAGAACCATTACCTACACCACTGGGAACACCAGATACCCAACCTAAATAGTAGTCTCCTGTTGCAGGAATAATAGGATTACCAACTTTATATGGTGAATTACCAATATCAAAAGTGACCGCAGTTCCATCACTACTCGAATTATCTACCCTAAACATATAATGAAGTTCATAATGATAACCACCATGCGCTACGGCTACATCTTTCCAAACACAAATCATAAATGAATTTGAATTAGAAAAAGATTTATATCTTAAATTCTGTCGGCTTATATCTTGCCCTGCGGTAAATTTATAATAACTCCCAGTATCAACCGCAGGGTAGCCATAAGTACCACAAGAAAACCATGCGTTGTTTGCAGAACCAAAGCTATTATTATAATACCCAACAGGGAAATTAAGATCAGCATTAGGATCGACCCCACCACCAGTACCTCTGCCAAAGCTCCGCATAGAGCCACCGCCCAGAGTTCCTAGCATGGGTGCAAAGAGGATTTCTTTTTTAGGAAAAATCATTGTGAGTATCTCCTACTAAGCAAATGCTGCTACTGTTGCCAAAACCGTAAATGTTGCTGAAGCTGTTTTAATTATGGTGAATGTGTATACATCAATACCAGAAGCAGTTCCTGCTGTAGGTGCGCTACCGCCCTGCCATTTTACGTTAGGGGTTACGTTTACACCGTCTATAACAATTGCGCTTGGGTAATAGGCTGTAGTGCTTTGTGTGTACAGTACAGCCATCGATAAAGACTGACCAACACCTAGTAGGGCATCTAGTGTTGTTGTGGCATTTCCTCTAAAATTAATTGTACTATTTGAGGCTTGATTGAGTGTATGATAAACAACGCCCTGATCGGCACAATCGATGTAGTAAGAGCCACCTGTCCCCCCTATAATAGTTACCTTTTCGATAACTTCTTCAATCTCTAATGTACCACCGACAGCTAGACCTTTGTTAGTTGTCCACTTGTCACCAGAGGATGCATAATTGAACGTAGCTCCTGCACCATCTACTGTGATCCCTGCGCCATTTGCAGCGGCTGCGTCAGCCGCACCATCAGCAACAGTGATATTTAAATCATCTACTGTTAGTGTGGCAGTATTCAGTATTGTCTGAGTACCGTTGACCGTTAAATCGCCAGATAATGTGAGGGCGGCTGCATTCACTGTGCCAGTAAAAGTTGGATTAGCTAGAGGGGCATATCCAGACGCTGCAGCTTGAACGGCTGCTACTTGAGTAGTACCTTCGGCTGTTACTAATCCTACCTGAGTAGTACCCTCAGTCTGAATGCTAGTTACTGTTACTGATGGAGTTAAGGCTTCAACCGCCTTGCCCAAGAGCAAGAACTCTTTTGCATCCGTTGTGCCACTAGTTGCGTTAAGTTTAGTAGTTAAATTTGATTCAACTGTAGTTGTATTTATTGCCATTTTTTAAATTCCTGCCAATGCTAGAGTTTCTACGTCATCGATGAAAGCATCGACTTGAGTTTTGTTGTAGTGGTCTGCCAGTGAAAAGGTTCCAAATGATACAATCGAAATTGAATCCCCTGTAGCCGCTGCAGAGGCCAAGACCACATTGGCTCCATCTGTTGCGGTGAAATCTGAAGGTGCTAATTTTATTCCGTTTAAATATACATCTGCATAAGATGGATCGTATACTGCAGGAAACGTAGTTAATGATCCGCTGTAGCTGCCAGAGCTAGTTCCCACAGTGTAATCTTTACGTTCAGCCGTTCCGTTAATTGAAGAACCTGCGCTCTGAAAACCACCAGAACCAAAAACTTTCATCTGATTAGCGGTTGTGTCGAACCATAAATCCCCTAGCGTTACGTTTGCACCTGTTGGAGCATTTGCTGATACGAAGTAGGTATCTAGAAACTGTTGCGAGGATGCGATTGCGGATTGGGCTGTGGTTGCATGACCTGCCGCTGCATTTTCACTGGAAAGGGCTGCTGCCGCTGAGTTAGCCGCTGCCGTAGCGGAAGCTGAAGCATTATTTGCTGATCCAAGAATACCGTCTACATACGCTTTAGAAGTTGCTTGATCATTATTTAGGGGCGTTGGAAGACCACTTATAGCGTTGTTCCCCATTGCTATACCCCCAGACATTGTACCGCCTGATAGGTTTAATTTAGTAGCGTCTTGGGTATCGGTATAATTTTTAGTCGAAAGGTCTTGGGCGTTTGTTGGATCACCTGCATTAGTAATCTTCTGGCTGCCCATGTCGATAGCACCAGACATTGTGCCACCTGCTTTAGGTAGTTTAGTAGCTATGGAGTTAGTAATAGTTGTGCTAAACCCTGCATCATCGTTGATGGCTGCAGCAAGTTCATTAAGGGTGTCTAATGCTGCAGGGGCAGTATCCACTAGGTTAGCTACGGCTGTATCAACATCCGTTTTTCGGGCGGCATCATTTGGATTTACTGGTGCAGATAAATTCTGAATAGTAGCAGTTGTACCACCATCCATATTTAGTGTGCCTGAGACAGTTACATTATTAAAAGTAGAAGTACCTGTAGAAGTAACATCACCTGCAACATTACCAGTAAGTGAGGCTGTTAGTGTGCCGTTTACTGTGGTGTTATTAAAAGTACTTGTACCAGAGGACGCTGTTACATTACCTGCTACGTCACCAGTAAGGTTACCAGTAAAACCATTATTTGCAGTAATTGTAGTACCAGTTATACCAGTTGGATTTGTGCTACCAATTACTACCCCATTAATTGATCCGTTGTTACCTGAACCGCCAACAGTCACTGATCCTAAAGTTGAGGTTGTGGAGTTTAGAGAAGCTAGGGTACTAAGACCTGCTACTCCAAGTGTGCCACCCATAAGGGCGTTTCCTGCTAGGTGAAAGTCTTTGTACTTCAGGCTAGATGAGCCAATATCAACGGTGTTTGTGGTTTCAGGCGTTATACTTGTTCCAGTATTGGCTACGATCTCATGCCAAATGGCTGCAGAAGATGCTGCAGAGGTACATATAAAAATACGCTTTGTAGTAGTATTAATCCACAAAGATCCCACCGCATAGCTCTGTGAGCTATCGTCTGTAATGGTGGGATTACTTGTAGTAAAATTATTCTTACCTCCTGTACCGCCATGTACTGCAGGAAGAACTCCCGATACAGAAGTAGCTAGAGGTATTTGTGGTGCATCTCCTGTAGCGCCTGTATGACCATGTCCTGTTGCTGCTTCAAATGCTGCTAATAGTTGGTTAAATTCAGCATTAAGTGGTGGAGCCGTAATATCCGCACCATTGATAATTTGGCTTACAGATTGGCGAGTATATCCTGCCATGTTCTACCTTCTCCCCGAAATCGAAAATTCAAATACTAATCCTTGGATAGAGTAGGGCTGTGATTGCCCTACCGTTACAAAGGTTGCTCTTGTTGCAAAACCAGATCCTTGAACGTCAGCCGTAAGAATTGGTTTTGAGTTGCCCCCATAGAGTGCGTTTGCATCACCATAGTCTAGATTAAGAGCATTATATCTAACTGGGCCACCTGTAGATGCTTGGGTATATTCTGAGGGCTTACTGGTATTGTAGTCTCCCCAATCATAATCAAGTGATAAAAAGAATGTTGTTGGACCTTCGGCTCTCACAAAGGTATTTACCTTGCGGAGTGTCTTTCTAACTTCTGTATCGCCAAAGTCTAAATAAGGCGTAGCATATACTGCAACTATGTCATTCCCTGCAAAGCTACTGCCAGTTTCTTGCTGATAAACTTTGCCATCGAAGTCACCATGAATTATAAATTCTTCTGAGTCTATGTAACCGGATTCACAGCAAGAGGCTCTAATTCCAACTAACTCACCAAATGACCACTCAATAGAACCTTGGCTATCATATAAACCCCCAATAATTCCGTAGCTATCTATTTGGTCTGTAGTATCATCACCTACAAAAAATCTTACTTGAGACTTGCTTCTAATGACTACGGCATTAACTGTATCTGCATTGTTGTTTTTAATTAGATTTACTAAAGTAACTTGAATTGATTTACTTACTGTCTCTAATTCAACATCTCCAATTTTTGAGGTTGAGGATACAGGTCTAAAACCATCTGGTGCTAAGAAGAGTAGGTCACCTGCAATTTCGACTACGCTGTCTCTGGCTATGCAGCCTACGTTGTTAGTCACACTCTCTAAGGAAAAAGTAATTCCACCTGAAGAGTTCTTAGATGTTCCTACTTTCTTTATAGAATTAGTTCCAAATACGAATAGGTCATCTCTAAAGGGTTTTATTTGTACAATATTAAATGCAGGATTTAGAGTTCCTCCTCCTGCAGCCGAAGTCCAAGTGTATGGATCATTAGGTGCAGAGTGTCTTATGGTAGCTCTAGAAGTGAGATCACCGCCAACCCAGAGATGGTTTTGATACTCTCCTACTATCGAAGGAGCATCTACTAGCTGATCCCCACCTGCAGAAGAAGTTCCTCCTGTATTTGCTTGAAGTAATTCGTACCAGTTTAATCCATCAAAAATTACTGCAGGATTGACCCCATCTACGAAGCATATTGTTGAACCGTTACCCCAATCAAACTGTACATGGCGAATTTTATCGACGGTTAAGCTGCCTGATACAGTATTTCTTGTTGGTTGATTGGCTATTACCTGCCAACCCGAAAAGGGTATAAATTTATAAAACTTATAAGTAGTAGCCCCAACATCTTTTCTAGCAGCAATAAAGAAAGGATTTCCTATATGCTCATTTTTATAGATAGCTAATCCTAGTACTTTACCTTCTGCATTAGTACCGCCAACCGTAGTATCTATCCCACCTAAATGATTATATCCTTCGATGCGTCTGTAGCCGCCATACAGACTAGGCTCAAAGTTAACTAGCCTTGTAGCTGCACCAGAATTATTATCTGATAACGCTAAGTGGTTTTCATTACTATTTAGACCACCGCTACAGATAAGTTTGAAGGACTCAATTTGATCTGCCATTAGAAGGCTACCCTTGTATCCCTAATGTACTCAAAATTATTTATGAACAGTGTTTGGAGATCTTTAATACCTAGCATAAAGGCTTGATATGCAGCGTTGGCTGCATCCAAGTTGTCTTTAAACATATACAAATGATATAAAGCACCATCTACTATAACAGTGTCGAAGCTTTCAGGTATTCTAGTTACGTCACTTGCATTAGTAAGGTCTGTGTAGTTTAGATAATATCTAAATCTCACTGTGTAAGCTTTATTGGGTGAGGGGGTTACTCCGAAGCCATTTCCATGCGAAGGGAATACATTATCCGGTATACCTCTTCCTGCACTACCAGCTTCATAATCTGCATCTCTATGATTAGCGTACCAATCATCTCTTTCTAAATAGCCTAGAGACTTAAAAGAAGCCCCTAAACTGGAATCTTTTTGTATCTGAAAACTATTGTAATCAGCTTTTTTAAAAGCGGTAGGCCAATTATATTCTGTCTGCCCTGCAGTCAGTACTTGGCTAAACTCTGCAGCGTTAAAAGGCCACTCATATTCTGCCTGATTAATTTTGCTTACAGCGGCTTGTACTGCGTCTTTTACTAGACTTTGTATACCTCTAGTATTGAGAAATTCAGCCGTAGCTATCTCTACCTCATTTAAACGACGTAATACTTTGTTACAAAGATCTATATAAGTAGAAGCCATTAAAAAAATGTCCTAAAATAGTGACAAGGGGCCAGTATAAAACCAGCCCCTTTTATTGACTTAGATATTATGCTAAGTTATAGTTTGCTGTGAAAAGAGCTTCAGGACGAAGTATTTTCCTACCATATAATTGCATTCCGCGAACAATGTCTGCAAATGTAGTTGGTGAACGGAAAGTCTCTGTTTTAGCAATCTGCTCTGCAGTTGCTGCTGCAGAAGCGTGACCAGCTACTAGAACTCCGAAGTTAGTTTCGGAACCTGCAGCGGCTGATACGCCAGCGCCTGTGCCTTCGTATGGAAGATTATTTGACTTGTAGATAGAGAAACCTCTAATCGTACCTGGCAAACGACCATTACGCATCTCATCACCCCCACCGAAGTCAGAATTTATGAGCTTGCTTGACTCGTCCATTAACACTTCTGCGAAGACAGGGTCTACAACCAGCCATCTACCATCAGTGTCTACATTTGCCTGATCCATTTGTCGGGCAATGCGGTTCATTATAGCCAAAGGTGAAGTGATACCACCTGCTCCACCACCAGCGGCGATTGGAATAGATGTTACTTCGCCAGCTACGCCAAGATCTGACCCGCCAAAATCGGTAATATCCAATTTGTTGGCTGCAAGTAATTCGTCAGAACCTGCATTAGTGTCGGCTTTAGTACCGTTAGTTGTAGTATTACGCACCCAGTTGGAAGGTGTCTTCCATCCAGACATGTAACCAAGAACTTCTGCATCGTATGAGTCACGCAATTTATATCCTGCGCGGTCTGAAGCAAGGTCTTGGAAGGACACATGGCTGTGCGCTTCTTCAATATCGTCCACTGCGAACTGGAAGTAGTTTGCTTGATCTACAACCATAGTGAAATCGCTATCAACGAGATCTTGGGTTGCGAGTGTCGTACCCCTCTCGTAAGCTGTTATAGTTATGTCAGGTTCTTTGACAATTTTCACACTATCACCAAAATTTGCGATCTCATTGGTGTAATCAGTGTTAGTAATTGCGTCGATTACTGAACTTTTTCTCAGGGCCAACTGGACCTTTTTGCTATATAGTACAGGTGACCATGTGCCATTGGCAAGATTGGTGTACCCTGATGCTGCTGGAAATGCCATTGTGAATTCTCCTAAATGAAATGGCTTAAATAAACCTCGACTACAGAAACTGTGCCACTCAAAGGAGTGCCAGTAGAAGAGGTAGCTAAATCAGATAAGTTTGACTCAGTGTCAGTTCCAACAGAGAGTATCACGCAAGCATGGTTCTCATGGATACTGGTAGACTTTGTTAATAATTTATCTGGGGGGTTGGCTTTCGGGTATACTTCTAAATAAGAAGTGTCCTCTGCCTTAATTTAATAATACGTTCATTATAACATATAATGTTTTTATTTACAATAGTTAATTGTTAAATACAACCTCAGTTATCGGGCTGCACCGGAAATATCATAGTTGAATTTACCGGAAGAGATAGCCGCTTGGATAGCTTCTTCGTTAGCTTCATACTCTCTGTCAGACATTTTCTGTACCATGCTTTCAGAGAAAGTAGCTTTTGGATTAGCCGCTGGTGCAGAAGAGTTTGTCTTTCCAACACTTTGCGCTGCAGATTTACTTCCTTGTCTATATCCTGTTTGAGCTTTGTACAGGTCTATTGTACTTGCAGCCCATGAAGCATCTGTGTTGTTCTTATAGACGCTATCTTGAATAGTAGGATGCTGTAAGGCAACCCAATCGTGGAAGCGTTTATCTTGACGTATAGATGCAAAATCTGGGTGCTTTTCTAAAAGCTGTTGTTCTGCAGATTTCTTATGAAGACTTTTCTCAAATTGTTCTACTTTTGCGAGTCTTTGTTCACCAAGCTCAAGAGCTTCATTAGCCCTTTTTTGGGCAATGCTATCAACAATTTGAGCAACGTCAGGATACTTTTTAGACCATGCTGCAATTTCTTCATCGGTTTTTGGAAACTTAATTTGTTTCCTAGTCGCTGCATCAAGCTGTTTTTGAACGTCGGCAACTTGTTGTGCAGCCTGATCACGCACTGTTTGGATATGTCTTTGAATATCTTGATAACGCTTTTTATAGGATTCTTCTTCAGCATTTAATTGCTCCACTGGTTCTTGTGGTTGCTGTTGTGCCGCTAACTCTTCACTGTAAGTCATGTTATCTTCAGGTTCAGGAGCGCGAGAGTATTTTTGTTTCTTTTCCATTTAAAACTTTCTGGGTCCGACAAGTCGGGTATCCATATCAAATAGCAAATACAAATTTCTGTTTTTTCATAATTGCTGGTAGCGGTTTTGATGTAGGAGATAATTCTTTATCTTCTTCATCGTCTAATTGATCGTCTACTTGTACTGTAGCGACCTCTACATCCATCTCTTCTGATGGAATCTCTTCGGGTGTTTCTCCCTCCTCTTCGGCTTCTTCTTGTTCGGTATCGTCTGAGGCTTGTACTTCGGTTTCCTCAGTGCTTTCGCTACCGGATTTATCCGAATGATACCCTGTGTTTTCGCAATGCTCACAACCTCTCCCCTGACACATTGGGCATTCAACAACACCCTCAACATCTACACTCTGAATAAGGCCATCCATCTTCATAGACATTAGCCCCATTTCGGCTTCAGCTTGCATTCCCATGATATGCTTTAAGCCATGATATTTTACTACATGCGCTGGGAGTACATACTCTCCAGTACTAAGATTTGCTTCGATATCATCTCTGACATTCTCTGCAGAAGAACCTAGAGGAATAGGGTTGCCTGACACATCATCATACCCCATAAAGCCACAGTCTCCGGTACAATCGCCTTCGCAACCGCAAGCCATTCCCCCATGATACATTTTTACAGGTATATCTTCATCATCCACTAATTCATTATTTTGTAATGCTAGTTGGACTTCACGCTCTGCATTGCTAAGAAAGCCATCTTCATTAGTATCTCCTTCAGAGACATCTGCTTGTTCTTTGTTTTCAGCCATTTTTCTGTCTTCTTCTGAAAGACCTTTTTTGCTGTCTGCTAAATTCAAATCACTTTTTGCCATTTCTATATTTACCTTAATGTTGTGGGAGCCTCTAATATCTGTAACTGGCTCTTGTCCTTCGTAACCGTCATAGAAAGTGTGTTTGCCTATAACCAAGGGGTTGGAGCCGCCAAAGGAAGTTCCTCTAGCTTCTGTTCTTTCTCTGTTTTGAAAAAAAGTACTACCTTGAGAACCGTCTTTACCTAGCTGGATATAATCAACGAGTTCTTGTATTCCTTCTCGTAACTGGTCTTCGGGTACTGGAATGGCGTCTATTGTTTTGTAGGTGTCTATAGGTTCAAATTCACCTGCCACTAATACAGAATCTATATCGTTACCAAATCTATCAGAGGCTAATCTGTTGAAGATAACTCCTCTAACAGCATCACGCCCTGCAACGCCCTCAGTGTTAGCTTCTGCCCAGACAACTCTTTCGATTTTTTCTAGGTCATCTAAGCTGATCTGAAAGGTAGGTTCTTCAGGTCTAGGTTGAGGTTTAACAACTTGAAAGTTTGGTCTTGGTTGAGGTTTTATAAAGCCTTCATCCATAAAAGGAGTTCCTAAATCAGTTAATAAAATAAATAGTAAATAATTCATTCATCATTCAGCCCCTTTGAGAGTTTCTTCGCGCAGTGTGCTAAAGCGTCTTAGCTCTGCTATTGCGCCCTGAAAGCGAACAATGGTGTCCATGTCTCGCTCTGTAGATAGCTGTTGAAGTAAAAGGTTAATTCTGATTTCTGCGTAATCTTGTAGACATTTGAACTGATCTTTATCGTTCACCAAAATCAAAAGATTTCTGTAAAATTCTTTATCCATTAATAGATCTTTTATTGAATAGGTGGTGCAGCTTGTTGTTGTGGTTGGTTACCGCCATTGTCTCCACCACCGCCCCCTGTAAATCCTTGGGCATCTGGTTCCGGTGCTTGGGGTACTGGTGCGCCTTCAGGTACTCCCTGCGCTGGTGATCCTTGTGCTTGGACTGAAGTAGGTGGCGCTGGTGGATCTGGCATCATGGCTTTTATCTCAGCCATCATTTGTTGTTGGATAGCGGCTTCTCTAGGATCGTTGAGGATCTTGTCTTCGTCTAAGTCCATCGATGCTGCTAGTTCTCTGAGTATGTAGTCATATTTCACGAAAGGAGCCATCTGCTCATTGCCTGTCATTTGCATGAACTGTAGTAGGCGTTGGCTACGAACTTCATTACGCATAAGGCTCTCTGTACCTCTAGCCTTAACGTCCAAGTCTCCTACTAATTCTTTGTCGAAGTTAAACTGCATATTGAAAGCAAACAGGCTCTTACCCAATGGGCTGAGTAGGTAGTCATCGATGTTCCGGACCACCGCTTTAATATTTTGCGCTGCGGCTCCCATGAGCATCGACATACCTGAAGCAGTTCTACCAACGCCGCCAACGGCTCCCGATCCATGTGAGTAGGATGGAATACCAGTAGCCTCATCAGCTAGTTGTCTGCTCTTATCAAACATCATTAATAGCTCTTGGCTGACGTTCTTAAACGAGTGGGAATGTATGCTCTGGCCTGGTGCGCCTTGCTGTCTCCTAAAAATTTTGCCTGGATATATAGACATATCTTGGCCTGGAACTAAATTAGTTTCATCTATTTCTATCAATAGGTTACCAGACAAAGCTCCATTATCGACTGCCATTCGCATGAAGCCATTCATCAAGAGTTGTGTATCTGTCATATTCTCAGCTACACCAATGCCCCAGAAGGAATAAGGGTTTAGCTCATAAGGAACTGATAGGTAAGGAATGCGGTTAGGAGTGAAGGGATTTAGTACTAATCTAAGGATTTGACCGTTACAAATCCAAATATTGACCTGAATTTCGTCTTTTTGGCGTAAATCCTTCGGAATATCTATATCGGCTTCTTCAGCTAAATCGGTGTCTAAAATGCCCCAATATTCTAAAACTTCATACCTTTCCATCTCTGGAGAGATCCCATCGTCCTCTAGAGCCTCTTCCCAGTAGCTTCTGGTATAATCTGGGCCATATTCTAGAGCTAATTCTATGGATTCTGAACGAAAATGCGGTCTTTTCTTTAGAGATCTAAGCTGAGTGCGGTTCATTCTATGGCGTTGTATAGCAAACTCTGCCTCAGACATGTTTCTGGCGTCAGGATCTGGATAAAAATCCCAAATAGAGACATATTCTACTTTAGGTATAGTTTCCATTACCGGATCGTAGTCACCATCCTCTGTCCAGCGCGGATATTCTTTAGTTTGGGCAAATGGACCCTTCATACAGCCGCTACCAAAGAGGCAAGTCTCAAAAGCCATAGATCTGAGGTGTTTTGGGGCTTCTGACTCGTCTAATTGATCGTGCATGAGCTTTTCCATCTTCTGGGCGGCTCTTTTCGCGGGTTCGTAGGTTATAGACCCTGGCATTTTACCTGCACCAAGCTCTAAATCGTCCTGTATTTGAGTTAAATCCTCTTTATAAATGCCTAGATCCTTGGCAATGTCCGGACGAACAATATTATTGGAGATTTTGTAGTCTACACCAGCTTCTTCTTTGACTTTTTCTTCAGTAAGCTTGTTTGGGTCCATCGAAACAGCGTCAGCTACGTTATTAGGAAACTGTCTAGCCTCTATTCCAATAGGAAACTTAGACCCAGCCATAAGTACGTCTACTACTTGGGCGTATGCAGCGAGAACTTTTGTTTTAGTAACCTTAATAAATGCTTTGGACTTTTCAGTTTCAGTAAATTGTACTTCCGACGAATATAAGCCACGATAATTACGGTAAGCATCTAACCATCGCTCCTCATCTACTCGTCTTGCTTCTTCTGAACGTCTAAATTGGTCTTTAATAAAGCTTACTGCACCAGAGTATTCTGTATTTTCGGCTTCTACATCCCCAGTTTCGTCCAAAGGAATGGCAAGATCTGAGTCAGTTACGTCTTCCGGTAGAGGTTTATCCATCAAGGCCATATTTAATATCCAAATATTGCGTCGGCTGGACGCCAACTTTGTTGTGGTATGCCATTACCAAAGTCAAAGGGGCTAAATGCCTTCGGTCTGGACATGGCTGCATACCTGATAGAGTCGTAGGTATGTCTTTGTTGAGAGGTTCTTGGGTCAATGTCATCACCGCCCTTGGGGTCTGTGGGTATAATAGGGAAATCCGCTATTACCTGTCGGCATGTATTAAAGAATTGTATGCCAGCTAGACCTGTTTCCTCATCTACTTTAAACAATTCATGCAGTCGGTTCTTTCCTGCTATCCTTGCTCCGTTTGATCTGTCACTAGGACGCCATCTGCATCCCTGAGAAATCATTTCTTCGGCAATCGATGGACCTAGCTGTCCTCTCTGATGCCAACAACTGGAGTCTAGAACTCCATACTGTATTTTTTCACCACCTTCGGCCTCTAGTACGGCTCTGGCTAAGTCACGGCCTGTATGTTTAGTTACATACAATTCTCTGTAGCAAACTAAGGTGTCGAAGTTAGGGTCAATAGCAAACCAATGAACTGAGCTAAAACTAGAATAGCCATAATCACATGACCTGAATCTGGTCCAATCAGTCGGAATATCGTATGGTTCAATGACATGATCTTTTTGCCTAAACTCTGGGAAAGCTGCTCCATCCGTAATTCCCCAATCGCCTTCAAGAAGTTGCCGCCTTTGCATCTCAGGTAATGAAAGTAGGTTAGCTTCATATTGACCGCCTTCCATGAGGTAGGGATTGTCCGATAATCTGGCTGGAATAAAGCGCCTGTAGAATAGTGGTTCTCCTGCTTTCTCATGTCCTTCGGGATATACTAGGTCATCCCCTGTATCGATATCCTGCGCTACAAACTTCTTATTGGGTGGGGCAGGGTCTATGAAGGTTCGTTTTACCCATCCCATTCCTATACCACCTGGATTGGTGGTAGCTCTCATGTAAACTGGCAGAGTAGGGTCTGTTGTACGAAGCCGGGATCTTAAATAATTCCAGCTAAAGGGAGTGGCATACTGAGTAAGTTCGTCTACCGCTATATAACTAAATGACTGACCTTGGTATCTGAGTACATCCTGATCTCTTTCAAGGTATGTAAGCCAGAGTTTTGCTCCTGAAGGAAACGTCCACTGTGACTTCTTCTCAGCCCACTTAGCTCCTTTAAATGCTCTGGGATATAGTTCCTGAGATTTCCAAATAAGCTCTCTAAGTTCGTCATTAGTTCTACGAAGAATAAGCCCATTAAAATTAGCGTTTGAGAAGTAACGCATTGGGTCTGCTAGTAGGCCGTAGCTCTTACCGCCACCAGCGGCTCCACCATATAAAACTTCTCTTTCGGATGCTGCTAAGAACTCTGTCTGTGGACCCTCGTTAGGGGCGAATATGACTTCCTGTTCCTGCTTCTGTTTATCTATCACATCAAAATCAAGGCTGCAAGAGATCGTAGGCTCTTCAGGCGATAATTTATTAAGATCTCTCTTAGCCATAGTCAGTCTACGTTTAGCATCTGTCTGCTTACGTTTTGCTGCAGCTAATTTCTTTTCTTCTAGGGTTTTAGGCTTGTTCTTGCGTCTTGTCTTAGCCATCTCTTTTAGACGCTTAGAGGGGTTCTCTGTACCTTTGACTCTGAACCTATTCCAAATAAGATTCATACCCTGATGGGAGAGCTTATCTCCGGTCTTACTTACTAGCCAAGCAGTGACCTTCCTAGAGCTATTTCCTTCCTCTAGGTAGTCCATAGCCTGTTCTACTAGGTCTACCTTATCCTGATCAGGAACAAGCACCAGAGGATCGTCCTCAGAGGCTATGTAAGCATAAGGCATCTTGGCAGTCTTGTTAGGTCTTGTGCGGTTAGGCCACTTGCTCAATCTTCGCTCTTCGGTGGTAGGATAAACATAGCACCGCCTGTATTATTCACTTCTACTTGTTCTTTCTTAACCAGCCCAGTTCGATCCAGTATCTGTGCAGCCGCTGCAATAGAGTTTCTGGCTCCCATAGCCTCTGGGTTATCTAGAACGTCTGAAAGCCCCCAAGCGGCTTTAGGAGCGTTCATAGCAAGCATCATAGATGCCTTCTCGTTAATCTCTTTCTGTAACGGTCCTACAACAGCCGATAGGCTTGTCGTATCTGCGTAACCTGCTTCTTTCATCGCTAGTCTGATGTTGCCCTTGCACTCAGGTGTCATCAAGACTTCTAGAAAGAGTTGTTGCTTATCCGTTAATACTTTGGTGTCTTCCATAATTACCTCAAAAATACGAAGGCTAGACCTACGGCTCCTGTACAAATCATCCAGAAGAACCTCTCAGCAAAAGCTATCTTCTGGCCTCTGACCAAAGCCTGTCGCTCCATCTCATCAAGCCTGTCATCCATCTTGCCTTGATACTCGACAATGGTATCCATTCTCTTGAAAGCAGAGACTACTCGCTCTTCTACTCTAGCCATTTCTATGACTGCCTCCGATAATTTATCAATTTTATCCTCTACGCGAGACAGTCGTTCATCCATTTTAAGTCCTTAAATTGAGTTAGTTGGTAATTTGAAACAGTAAGGTCTAACCAGTACTTGAAAATTATTTGCTGTGTATTCTGCAAAATTAGTCATCTCTTGTTGGCAAGAAGCTATGTCCATGAACATTTGCTTTTCCCAAGCAACCACTGTGCAAGTCGTGGCGTCGTATGGCATCATACAAGCTAGTATGGCTCCTAAAATCATTTAACTATGCTTTCTTTTTCCAACTGACTCTTTTGGATGAAGTCTTCTTTTTAGTAGCGGCTTTGCCCTTTTTAGTTTTGCACTGCGCCATAGAAGGTCTACACGCAGGATAGGAACCACCACTTTTTTTAGACTTACGTCCACAAGGGCCACCTGTCTTACAGTTAACCCATCCCTTGCCGTTATTTTTTTTGAACCAATCGTTAAGATTGCTAGGCTTTTTTCTTGCTGCCACTTTTCTTACCGCCGATGTTGTAGTTTTTAGCACCGACTTTGCGGCAACGAACTATATGCCCTGACCTGTACGCAGACGTTTTAGGCATGACCCTTTCAACTTTTCTGTGACAGGCGTCTTTTTTCTTTTTCTTCTTTGCTGCCATTATTTTTTTCCACAAAATTTAAGACTATAGATTTTGTTTTAGTGATAATAAGTACAAAGCCCTGATCATCGTAGAGCGTGTGCTTTGACCCATGACTGAGGAGTTTCATCTTATCCTCTTACGGACTTTTTACCTCTACAGCCCCAAGCCTTACGCCTGACTTTGACTTTCTCAGTCTGCTTTTGTCCTGAACTTCTGGCGCAGTAGGCATCTCCGCGCTTCGTTCCTTTGGCAGAGGTTCTCTTATGGGTTTTTCCTGTAGAGTCTTTGTAGGTAGTGCCGTTGGCATACTTGCGGCTTGCAGGTATCTTCTTCTTTTTTCTAGCCATTTCTATCTACCTCGAAACATTCTACTGAACTTGCTGAGTTGGTAATTAAGACTTTGGACTTAGCTAATTCTGCCTGACATACTTCTTCAGATCCAAAGGTGGCGATATGGTAGTACTCAAACTCGCCATGCATAAATTGAAGCCAAACTAGAAACCACATTTAAGTAAAAAACCACCAGTAAGCTGTTCCACAGATACCACCCCAGAGAACTACGATTATAAATATCCAAGTAAGCATCTCTCGTAATTCTTCGGCTTCCTTCTGCTTCTTACGCAAGGCTTCCTTACGCTGTTTTCGCATCTGACCCTGATAGGATACCCAATCATCGAACAATCCTGGTCTTCCGAAAAGCCGCATATGCGACTCTAATTCGCGCTTCTGTTCCTTGAGTTTGTCCAAGGCGAGAAACTCTTCAAAGTCATCACCTGCTTTACCTAAGACTTTGGTAAAAACGGACTTCTTTTTCTTCTCAACCTTGGCTTTGAGATCTTCTTCGGCAGATACAAAAGCCCCAATGGATTTTCCTACATCTACTAGTTCCCGGCCCTGAGAAATCGCCTTCTTGATAGTAGTATATGCTGCTGAACAAGCAGCGAGTTCTGCAAGCATTCTCTCCCCCCGAAGAACTCATTAGATACTAACGGTTCTTTATTCCCATGTTTCCTGATACCATTCCTGATTTCTTCTTCTCAGCCATGCCGCCCATGTTATAAGAAGGCTTCTTCTTTTTCTTCATAGCCATGCCACCGCCATACATTTTGGCTTTCTTTCCTGCAGGTGCTACACTGGCTCCGCAATTCGCATATTTTTTATTCATCAAACTCTTCCTCAATATAATAAGTTGGTACAAATCGTTGGGGTTCTGGGGGTATGTCTACGGAGTTCTCTTCTGTGAAGAAGTAAGCACCATAGCCTCTGAATCTATGAGCCATTGGATTGGCATCTAATTCTTTTTTGGTAATAAGCTTCTCTTCTACTAGGAGTCTTCTAATAGTGGGGAAATCTAGCCGTTGGCCTGTTTTCGCTTCGATGGCGGCTCTAATGTAGTAGAGATTAAGACTTTTCATAAGCACTCCAATAAGAATGCCTAATCCATACATTGTAACATTTATTGATAGAAAAGGCAATCACTTTATTATTGTTTAAAAAAACACTTTATTATTGACTAAGTAGTGTTTTATTGGTATAATGAATTGTCGCTTGAGGGGATATACTATATAGTAGTAACTCTAAGTCACCCTAGTATGGGAGTAGAAGTAGGCTTATAGTATAATACTCTAAGTCCTCTACCGCCCTCAGACAAATCCATCAAAAGTAATATAATAAAGAGATAGCCTAGATGCTTCACGCTATTGGTCTTTGTAGGCTATTCTAAATATATCTCCTCGATTTATACCAATATCTTTTAGTTGTTGGTCTGTTAGGTTATGTAGCTGCCAGTAGGCGGCTCTTTTGTTTTGTATTTTAATGATTTTATCGTAGATTTTAGCGAACATAATATAACTCCTAATATGTAGTTACATTATACCAAATTTAGGACTTCCGGAGTAGTTAGCTAATGGGTATATCCGCTATGCATTATGGTCCTTTTTAAGGAATTCAAGCATATTACTAACCGCTTTAACGTCATCCTTAATAAACCCCATCGCACTGTTACAAGGGTTGCATACCCATCCCCTCACAGTCATCGTTTTATGGCAGTGGTCTACTGCAAAAGGAGATCTACTTAGGTATCTCCCAGCAGCCTTAAAATCACCATGAGACATATTACAAATAGGGCATCTAAAGTCTTGAGGGAGAGGATTTCTCTTTCTCCAATCCCTACAAACCTTCTCACCCTCAGAGTGGCATACCTTGCAAGAAGCTCTTCTTAGACCTTCCTCCCATGCCTTGCCTTGTTTAGGCTGGTAAACTCCAAACTCTTCTACAGGTAAATGCTTACCACAGCCGTTACACTGCTTGAGAGAAGGGGGGTCAGGTAGATCTTCTTCTTTTAGGAAGAGATCATACTG